CAAACTCGAAAAACGCAAATCTTGCAACGAAGATAGATAGACCATCAAGAACCGTAAAAATTTTCAGCCACAAAAAACAGGAGAGGCCTGTTTTGCGGGTATTTTCAGCCACTTCGCTAGCCCCCGAGGCTCTCCGCGATCGGGCTGTCCTCCATGAGTACCGGGAGTTCAGCGGGCGTTCGGCTGCGCGAGCTCACACCGAGTACCAGCGGGATCCTGTGGGCTGGATCCGAGACAAGCTGAAGGTTCCCGAGCGCACCTTGCGTTGGAGTCTCAACGAGGGCTACGGATCTCACGACTGGGACGGCAGCGCGGACCCGTTGTCGGGGGTACTGGAGGCTCTAGCGAGGGGAGAGGACGTTGGCGTCGAGAGCGGCACTGGCACCGGCAAGACCTTCTTAGGCGCAGCGGTTGTGCTGTGGTTCTTGGCCTGTTGGGAGGACAGCATCGTGGTCACGGCTGCCCCCAAGTTAGCGCAGTTAACCAAGCACATCTGGAAGGAGATCGGCGTGTTATGGCCGCGTTTCCAGGGGCATTTCCCGCAAGCTGAGCTCTTGTCGTCTGGTGTTGTCCGCATGAGGCCAGCGATCGAGGAGCGCGAGTCGTGGGCGGCCACGGCATTCGGGTGCGGGGTAGGAGCTGACGAGTCGTCAGCGACGAAAGCTCAGGGCTGGCACGCGGAGCATATGCTGATCTTGACGGAAGAGACTCCGGGTGTTCACCCGGCGATTATGACCGCCTTTGAGAACACCTGCTCTGCTCCACACAACCTCCGTCTTGCGTTTGGCAACCCTGACTACGAGGAAGACGAGCTCCACCAGTTTTGTCTCCAGCCTCATGTCACGCACGTCAGGGTCAGCGCGTTGGATCATCCGAATGTTGTAGGTGACGACGCGAGCATCGTACCTGGCGCTGTGAGCTTGGAGGCGATCGAGCGGCGTAAGGGCTTATACGCCCACATCCCAGCGATGTACGAGTCGAGGGTCAGGGGCATCAGCCCTCGTCAGGCCACAGGCGTAGCTCTCGGCTTCGTGGAGAGCGACCACATGGAGCACACGCCGCGCTCGGCCTTATCCGACCAGAAATGGCCGATGTTTGCCGGCATCGATTTCGGGGCATGGCGTTTCGCGTTTGTGCTCGCTGCGGCCGACCGAGCGCGGCGTCTCCACGTTTTGGCTGAGCACTTCAGCCAGCAGGAGACGCTAACGGTGCGGGCCAAGGCTCTTCACGAGCTCCTGAGCGAGCACGGCGCACCACCTCGGACGCCGATCTGGGGCGACAGCGCGAACCCGCAGGACATCATGGAGCTCAACGCGGCATTCAAAAAGTTAGGCAGCCCGTATGTGGTCCGGGCGGTGGCGAAGGTCTCAGCGGAGGGCAAGAGTTTCCGCTCGGCTTGCGTCGAGCGCTTAAACGACCTTCTCGGCCGCAGGGCCTTGTTGTTCGACCGCCGACTCGGCGCAGGCCAGCAGTGGTACAAGGGCGCGTCTGTTGCCAGCCAGGGCCGCATGGTCGCCGGCTCACGCTTGCTATGGGAGATCCGCAACTGGCGTTACCCTTCCCGGCAAGAAGGCAGAGCCCAGCATCAAGATGCCGACGACAACACAGCAGACGGCGCTGACGCCATCGCCGCGCTGCGTTATTTAGTGATGAGCTGGTGGCGTGCTGCGACCTTCCACGCCCCGCCCAAGAAAGCTGTCCGCAACCGCGATACCGGCCTCGAAGAGCGTCTAGCCCGTATCGCCAGGAACGACCGTCAAAGGAGGAGGCACCCGTTTTGAGCAGCGAAGAATCGCGTGGAGAGAAGCGCCGTAAGCAGCGGGCCGGCGACCATCTCAAGAAGATGGCGACAGTCGAGGACCAGCAAAAGCTGATCACGATGTACCACGAGCGGCTGGTTGCTCCCAGGCTCCAGTACTTGGAGGAGTACGTCTTCTACCGGAAGATGTGGCCGCACCAGAGAGCCTACTACCACTGGCTGAACGTGAAGGGCTGGTTCCGAGCCAGGTGGCGTTCGTTCGGCAAGTGGCGATACGTTCAGCGCTGGCACAAGAAAAACGACGAGAGCAAGGACAACAATGCCTGACCTCAAGCTGATCCACGGCGGTCCCGACGCCAGCGTGGATACATCGGAAAAATCGGAAGCTGACAGCAGAGACATCCTGTCAGAGCGCCTGCTCAACCTCGGGGTTGAGGAGGCGCTCTTGATGGACGGCTTCGATGGCTGCGCGGTCGGGGTATTGGAGCGATTCGGGATGCCACGCGTCGTGCTATACGACAAGGACTTGGTTCTCCAGAAGCTCATGGACGAGGGCATCGACAGCTACGAGGCTGCTGATGAGTTCTACCAGTTCAACCAGCTAGGCGGCTGGCACGGCGAGACCACGCCCGGCTTTCTCGTCTGGCTGCCGGAGCTGTGATGAAAGCCAAGGTACACGTCAACCAGCACAGGATCCGCAGCAACGCCAAGACCGGCTCCCGTGAGCCGGTCATCACGGTGAAGACGTACAAGAGCAACGAGTACGCGACGAGGGTCCGCATCAACGGGCCCAGCGAGGTCGTGTACTCACCCGACAAGCCTCTGTCTTGCGGGGCGAAGGTCTGGATCGAGGCCGAGTATGACGACTTGGAGCTCCAAGCGTGAGGTGGCCGCTGGTGTCCCTGACCGCCTACGAGCTCCTGCTGGACGAGCGCGACCGGCTAAGGGCCAAGAACGACGCCTGGGAGGACCACATACGGAGGGTCGCCCGCTCGGAGCAGGGCATGGCCGAGCTGCCGGCCGAACGCAAGCAGGCACCGGAGCCGATCCCCTCGTCCCTGCGATACATCATCGACAAGTTCGACAGCGAGCATACACGCCAGGGCCTACGCAACAGCGCCAGGCTGGCGCACCACCGGGAGGGCAGGGCGTGGAGCGAGATTCAGGCCGAGCTGGAGTCCAGCGTTGTTGGCTAGCCCACGTCCGGTGTATACTGTGAACTATGGCATCACCTCTTAACACGACGGTCACGTCCTCCGGCCACTACGGTGGTCCTGACGCGGTAGGGTCTCAGCCCAACAACCAGGCTGATGCATTGTCCCTGGACCCCCAGGCAGAGGCCCGCGACGTAGCGGAGTTCCACCGCAACGGGCTGAACAGCCGGCGCTTCCACGATTTGACGGCCGAGAAGTACCTCATCCACATCGACGGTGAAGGCGACAACCAGTGGGCTGACCTGTACAACGGCGAGCGGATCCAGATCCCTCACAACCTGAGCGGCGTGCCACGCGCTCAGAACAACCTGCTGCGTCCGATGGTGGACAACATGGTCGCATATCACACGACGATGCCGTTCAGGTTCGTGGTAGAGACCAGACCCGACCGCCAGTCTCGGGAGTCAGGCGCTATCGACCAGGCGTTCGCCAACTACATCGCGAAGGAGCAGAACCTTAACGGCCTGTTCGCGGAAGCGATGTACATGGCGGCGGCCTACGGCAACTGCCCTGTCCACGCTCACTGGCGTGACGACCTCCAGTTCGACGCCTACCAGCCCGTACACGCCGAGGGTATGCAGGGGCCGATGCGTGGCACGATCGACTGCTGGGTAGGCGATCCGTTCGACACCGTCTACAGCACAGGCGCGGTGCGCGGTCGCATCGAGCATATGACGTATGCTCGCGTCGTCAGCGCGGAAGGCGTCAGGCAGGCTTTCCCAGAGGTTCCCGGCATCGAGGGCTCGACCAAGCTGGCCTCATCCAGTCGGTTCCAACGCACGGTGCGTAAGTGGCTGATGGCAGGGAACAGCATCCACGGCACGGCCGCGCTGATGAGCGGGCAGGGCGGTGACGAGCTGCTCGCTCTGATCTACCGCGAGATCCCGGTCGGCGTCGATATGAACTATCCAGCAGGCCGGCTCACGATCGTGGCTCTCAACGGCAGCGCGTCAACCGACTCGGCTGATGCCTCCGGTGGCGGCACGACAGGCGGCTTCGGCAACGCGCTGATGCTGCATGACGGCCCTCTACCAGGCGGCGTGCTGAGCTCTGTGCAGGTCTACAGCGCGAATCGCTTTGACGACGTGCTAGGCAAGCCGTTCGTAGCCGACCTCGATGAGGACCAAGTCCAGCTCAACCAGCTCGAAACGCTGGTGAACGAGTTTGTACGGAGGAGTGTCAGGGCCCCACTGATCACGGCAGGCGTGATCGCCGACGACAGCGCGGCCTATATAGACGACGGCGAGATCGAGATCGACCCCGGCACCGGCTTCGTGCCCCAGTATCTGGAGCTCCCGTCCAGGCACATCCCGCTACTGGTAGGCAAGATCCAGCGCATCGAGGCTGGTCTGTTCAGGAAAGGTGGCTGGCAAGCCGCTAGCAGAGGCGAGAGCCAGCCATACGACGCAGCGGCTAAGGTCGTGGCCCTCGCCAGGGCCGACGACACGGTCCACGGCCCAACGAACCAGCGCTTCAGAGAGAGCGCCGAGCAGTTCATGGGGATCTGCTGGCGGCTGATGAAGCAGTACGGCGACGTGCCCTGGCTCGTGGACATAGCCGGCGACGAGATCATGCACTTGATCAAGCCCTATATAGGGCGCAGCCAGCTCAGCGAGATGAAGCCGATGTACCGGCTCACGTCCGGGTTCGGTGCGACCACGGAGGCCAAGGCCCAGCAACTGATGAACCTCTGGCAGATGCACGATCCGGCCACGGGCGAGCGAGCGATCACGACCAGGCAATTCAAGAAGCAGTATCCCGACAGGAGCCTGTGGCCTGACGAGCTCGACCCGGAGGAGATGCGCGAGCGCAGGGCAAAAGTGGTCAACCAAGGCATCCGCGAGGTGGTCAAGGAGTTCCGAGAGCAGTATGGTTTACCGGAGGAGGAGGTCAACGGTTTCGGCGAGCCTGTGGTTGAACAGGCAGCCCAGTACCTGTGGCCGATGCTCGACAAGCAGTACCCGATAATGATGGACGACGACTCGACCGCACACCTCGAAGCGTTGTCCACGATGACGCAAGACGAGAGCGAAGACTCGATCGTCAGAAGGATCGCGATGCTTCGGCAAGATCAATTTTTCCAGTGGCTGAGCGGCCAGCAGACGGACTTGGCTGCTCGGGATGTCGAGCCGCCAGCTCCAGCGCCTGGATCACCGGCTGCTGGATCACCGGCTGCTGGACCGGCGGCTCCGTCTGCCGGCCTTGCAGCTCCCACGCCGGAGGCCGGCAGAGAGGTCTCCGGGGAGAGAAGCGAGGTGGCGTCCCTCACGGCCGTAGCGCGTGGAGGCGCAATCTAACTATGTGGAGACACTATGGATGAGACCGCCGCCGCCCCAGGGGCCCCGGAAGTCGTCGCCCCAGCGGAGGGGCATCGCACCGTTTCGGACATCAAGCAGGCCGCACGGGAACGTCTGACTGCGAAACTTGAGGCGGGCGAACGTGCCCGCCAGCCAGCGGGCTCGCCCGAGGGCGGCCGATTCATAAAAAAGACAGCCGAGGAGTCGCCAGAGGGCTCCTCCTCGGGCACCGAAGACCTCGACACCATCGCCGCTTCGTCAGCTTCTGAGGCGGTCGTGGTCGAGGCCACGGAGACCGAACAGGCCACTACCCCTGTCGTGACATCCGTGACAGTCCCCGTCGCAGACGGTCATCCCCTGCGACAACGGGGGCGTGCGGCCTTTCAGGTAGCTCCTGAAGATGAACGCGATCTCAGAGCTCTCCTGAACAGCCACACCCGTAGAGTCGAACTCGACCAAGCCTCACAGCAACTCAACGAAGTCAGCGCCCAGCTCAACGAGTCCCGCGCCGATGCCGAGTTCTGGAGGGCCCAAGCGATTTCTGGAGGCGTCCTTTCTGCCGAGCAGCAATCCGCGTACAAGGACATCCTCAACACCTACGGAGAAGCCGACGCCAACAACTACCGTGCCGGCATACTCGCTACTGTGGGCACCGAAGGGCTCGAACAGGCAAAAGCGGAGGCGCGTCAGGTCCATGTGCAGGGGGTAGCCGCCGAGGCGGCAAACCGATTCGCGCAAGACGCGATCAACGACGCGATGGTGGGCAACCCGAACACGCAGGTGCCACCGCAGTAC